ACCTCTATTTCCGATAACATAGAACATACCTTCAGAACCTTTGTTTCCTACAGATGCAGTAGCAATAGCTCCAGAAGCTGCCTCAGCAGGAACTGCCTCGATCATAGACATCTCTAAGTAGTCCTCGAAACGCAAACGAGTTTCGTGCTCTGATTTAATGTACCACAAGAATCCTGTAGCACCGTTCTCAGTTGTAACCTCAACCCATCCAATCTGAGCCATGTCAGATCCAGTAACAGCGTACTTCTCTTTGATGATGATTGGGTTGTTAGAAAAGATAGAGTCAGAAGCCTCAACAGACTCAATAACTCCTTCACTTCCTTTTCTGTACTCAGAACCGTATACAAAACAACTTACAGTATCTGTAGATGCAAATGTTTGTCCTGCAGCTGCGTAGTAAGCAACATCAAATGTGTTTGCACCAGAAGCAACAGCTGTGATGATACCCTTGTTTGATTTTGAAGACGCGTTGTCAGAGATCAATACTGTTTGACCAACTTTAAATGCAATTCTAGCGGTACCAGAAAGGTTAGAAGATGGGATCAATGTGTCAGAAACTGTAATAACTGCAGTATCAGCTCCAGCTGCTGCGTTAGAAGCACAGTTTACGTACTTAGTGTGTAGACGCCCTTGTTCAGCCCACTTGATAAGGTCTGATGTAGATGGCATCTCAGCTCCAACAGCTCTTAAGAAAGATGCTACTGAGCGATTTCCATATCGTTCGAACTCTTTCTCGTAAGTATCAGGAAGATACTGGTTCAAGAAGTTGAAGTCCGTGATGTAATTTGTTGCAAGAGTTTGTCTCGTTGCGCTTGGTTGTAATGCGAACCCTGGGGTACTTGCTACTTGTGCTGGCATGTTTTTGTGTTTTAAATGTTTCTATTACTTTTTATTTTTAGTCCTCTTCCGCTGTCACTTTCAGTAGCTACAACTTTAAATCCAGACTGGCTGATTGATTGTGGTACGTTTCTAGTATCCATATCAATGTTCTTAATTTTTCTTGCATTATCTAATAACGCCTCAGCCTTGCCTTGTTCGTAAAAGAACGTGGCCATCTTCTCTGGGTTCATAGCAGCTGCTAATGATCTGTGGTAACCAACAGGATCAGATATCATTCCATTTGCATCTATATACTTAGATATAAAGTTTGAAACATCTGACTGAATTTTCTTAGTCTCCTTAACATCTCCAGGTGAAAACTTAACTGTCTTATCTCCTATAACGAAATCAAAACCTTTGAAATCATCAGAGAAAAGTTCCTCCGTCTTCTTTTGAAAATACTCAGATTTTCTGTAATTTTCTTCTTGTTGACTCTGCGAATCTTGAACGTATTTCTTGTAGGCATTGTAAGTCTCCTTCTCATCTTCAGAGACAAGACCTCCAGCTGACTCAACTGGTATCTTATATGCCTCCTTTGAATCCTCAAAGTACTTCTTAGCCTTGGCAAGCTCTTTCTTCTTGGCGAGTTCCTTCTTCTTTATATCCTTTGGATCGTCTAAATCCTCGTCGTACGAGAACTTGTCCTCAATCATATAAGCGATATCCTCAGAGTCCAGATCTTCATCTGTCTGTGAGTAGTACTCTGCCAACAATGAGTCTGAATCCATTGAGCTGTAGTCCCTGTTTAACTTAACAAAGTCTTCTATCCCACGTCCAGTCTCTTTCTTATATTTGAAGTATGCAGACACGTCGCCTGGCAACTCCTCTGCTTCCTCCCTCTTTTGAAATAACTCATCAATTGATGTTACCTCCTTATTGTATCTGTTCTTAATGTACGAGAGTACATCCTCATCCTTTAGTCCTACCTCTTCAACTTGTTCAGTTGTAATAATCGGCTCCTCCTTCTCCTGACTAAACTTTTCCTCGTGTTGATCTAACAACTGTTGCTCTACCTCTTGAATAGACTTTTGCTCAGAGACTCCTAGGTCTCTAACTGTGAAATTTTCCATTTGATTTAATTTTTTGCAAAGTTACTAATTATCTTGGTTCAAATTCAGCCATATCGAATCCGTCCAAGCTATCCTCATTCGACTCAAAGTTTACTGGTGGAAGGTTATTCTTACGCTGGTCAATTAACTTTGATTGCTGTGTATTCTGTATGCTTATTCTCTTATCTTTTGCCTTCTCCTTAAGAGTGTCCTTCTGACTCATCTGCTCTGTCTCAACACCCTTTAGCTGCATGTTCAGATCAAACTCCATCCTCATTAACTCCATCTTAAGCTGTGCCTCTTGTTTAAGTTTCTCAATATCAAAGCCAACCTCCGCCTGCTTGATCTGCATCTTGGACTGTGTCTCTGCCTGTATTGCCTGTAACGCGTTCTGAGCTGCTGCCTGCTGTGACTGCTGCTGAATCTTGCCCTGCATCTCCTGCTGGGCCTGTTGGTTCTTCTGAATGGTCTCCTCCTTCTTCTTTCTCTGAAGTTTAAGGTACTGGTTAGCCAGCTTGAGGTTTCTGATCTCTCTGATGTCTATCGCGTCCTCTAGATATATAGCATCCCTAGACAGGGCCATCTGAATGTTAGCCTCTAGCTGAGCCTTCTCCTCCTCGTCTGGTGCAACCTCTATAAATATACCAAAGTCATATATATAGAGATCTTTAATGTCTTCAAGTATGCTCACGTTGTACTTACCAATCTGTAGAATAAACTCATCCTTAAAGTCTGAGTACTCTAGTATGTCAGCAACCCTATACGATATAGCCTCTGACAGTGTTTTAGTTATGTACAAGCTAGACTCTAGTATGTGTCTTGTAGCTGTGTTCGAGTTAAGTGCGGCTAGCTTCTGTACACCAACCAAAGAGTTTGGATCTGGCATAGAGCCGTCACGTGCCTCGTTAAGACCAGTTACATCCCTAATCATTCCTAGGTAGTGGTTGTAACTGCCTACAAGGCTAGATATCTTGGCCTGCCCACTGTTAGAGTTAAGCTCCTGTATTGGAACCCTTGCGTTATTGAACTCACCATCTCCTGTGTAGCTCCTACCGATAACACTACCAGTCTGGAAGTACAGTCTGAGTGCGTCCTCTGGTGTGTATGCTGATCCAGTTCCGAGGTCTACCTCGTTTATACCGTCTGCGTCAATGAATACACCGTCAGGAACAACCTTAGATATAACCTGCTGCAGCTTTAGGTGTACAACCTGTATAAGGTCAGCAAATGGTATCATCCTCTTAACTAGTGACTCTATAGCTCCCTTGTACATTCTTGGTGCTACAGCCACGTAATTAGGTATTGCATACTGAGATGCAGACTTAGGTCTCACCATGTTGCGAGATAACTCCCACTTAAGCATTATGTTAGTTCCCATAACCATAACACCATCGTACCAAACGTCTATAGTCTTCTCAATCTTTTCAAAGTTACCCTCGTCCATCATCTCCTGTGGAGGATTGAACGTGTCTTCCTTGTCAATTATCTTAAAGTTTCCGTTATCAAGATTCTTCTTCTTGTATACTATCTTCTTGGTTGTCTTATAGTTAAAATATAACAGTGTAGCAGAGTCCTTACTAAAGAGGCTGTTGTTATAAAACTGGGATGAATTATTATAGTTGTACCAAGACTGACTATACTTAGAAATCTCTTCAAGTTGTTCATTAGTTAAGGTAGTGTCTATCTTTACAAGCTCTGTTATTGGAACTGTCTTGATCTCTCCCCAGTAGAAGCAGTCCTTAAAGTTTGGATCCTCTGTGTAGCTGTATACTATGTTTGCTGGGTCTACGTACTCAATCTTAACACCTGCTCCTGGAAGGAACATGTGCTTTGCAACACCAATTCCTAGCGTAGCAATGTCGTAGTCTATTCTCTTTCTTGTCTCGTTGTATTTATTCTGATCTAGAATCGTGTTGATGGCCTCCTCCTCAGCAATCTCTATCGCTGGCTTGTACTTAAGCTCCATGTACAGAGCAAGCTCCTCGTCGTTCTCTGGAAGCTCCTCTGGGTTTGTATCAAACGCGTCAACTCCTAGGTTGTTCTTGATATCTGTAAGGATATCCTTTGACAGCATGTCTGCCTGAATCATGTCCTGATACTTGGTCTTCTTCTGTAGCGATATCGAGTCCTGTGCGTAAGCCTTAACCTTGAACAGTCTGTCATTCATACCGTTAACAACAACGTCAACAAACTTTGGTATGATAGGAACTGGAGTCCAGTCCAAGTTCAGGTGACTAAGGTCACCGTCAACAGCCATCTCGTTCTTGTACTTGGCCACCGACTGCTCTCCCCTTGCGTATAGTCTTAATCTATGGAAGTCTCCCCACTGATTATAAAATCTTGAGTTAGTGTTATCCTTTCTAAACCACTCATATTGAATAGATTGACCAATCTGTAGTCCATACTCATATGTCTCCTTTTCTCTATCTGACGCAAACTGGTCAGGAAAGCTGGCAGGATTTATTTTAATAGTTACTTCCTTCATCTTATAATTTCACTATATCTTCCATTGTTATTATATTTCGCAAAGGTAATGCTTAATTTCGATTCTTTTTTTGCCGTAAGGTACACATTCTTTTGGTTAGCCATTATAGCTAGTCCAGAGCTGATTGCAGCGTCAAACTTTGTCCTGTTGTTTATATCAAACTTGGCCCACTCCTCTATTGTTCTCGTGAAGTACATGTCGCCCATCTCGTCAGAGTCCCTGTACGTGCCCTCCATGTCTAGTCCAACATACTTCTCTATGTACGACTCAATTGCAGCCGCGTGAGACTGCTTAACATCCTCTGATGAGTTGGGTATACCACCGAGCTCCTTCTCTGTCTTAGAGAGGTTCGTTACGTGCTTGTCTGGCCTGTTCATAGAGAAGCCCCTGTATCCCCTGTTCTTTAGGTGGTACAGCAGCCTTGGCTTGTTATTCTCTACAAGTATAGGCATCCCATAGAACACACACGCCATCAGTACCTCCTCAAAGAATATCTCTGCCGTCTGTGGCCTCGCTATGTACTCAAGGAAGAAGTGGTTGCTAGGTGCGTCGTCCATGTTGAACTTTGTTAGCCCGTGAAGTGATCCGTTGGATCCACCACCACCAACTGTACCAGATATGTCGTACGGGTCACAACCAAACGCACCGATGTGGTCGTTGCCTGGGTGCCTCATCCCGTTCTTGTTTATGACGTTGTTCTGCATCTGGCTGCTAGGTATCCACGACACCAGGAACCTTCCCCTGGAGTCTGGTGTCCACACAACCCTCGTGTCCTTCTCTCCGTTGAGCCAACTGAAAGATCCACGCGTGAGAACCCTATCCCTTATAAGTGAGTCGTTGTAGTCTATCTGCTGGTATATCTTTGTTAGGTTGAATATGGATGACTTGCTCTCGTCCCTGAACGCGTGAGACTCCGTCCTTGAGAACTGCCTGTAGAACTCGTTGAGAGCGTCAGCGTCTCCCTTGAGTGACTCCACCTCGTTCTCCCAGTAGTCAACTGCCCCTGTCCTTATCATGGACCTGTCTATACTCTGTACTGGCTTTGCTGGCTCTCTGAACACTGGCATTCCGTAGATGTCTATGTACCCCTCAAAGTTCCACTCCATCGGTATATACAGCGAGTACATACCAGACTTGGTCTGTCCGTTGTTGTTCCTTGTCTTTATGTTTGAGTCCTCGTACAGCCTCTTGAAGTTAGAACCTCCCTTTGCTAGTGCGTTAGGTGTTGACCCCATGAGGCACTTACCGATGATCCTGCTACCCAATCGTAGACAGGTCTTGGTAACCCTCCAGTTGTTCAGGATGTTATCTGGTGCTAGCCACTTACCGCTCTCGTCGTGTATTAGTAGCTGTAGCTTCTGACCATCGTACGAGTTGTCTCCTGTGTTCTTCCAGTCGATTGTGGTGTCAAGACCCTCGATCTCAACCTCACCATCCTCGTACATGTTCTTCTTTGTGATCTTTGATGCAGGAACCCTGAACGCCAGCTCTGTCTTAGGCTTGTCCATACCGTCCTGTATTGGCTTGAAGAAGAACGGGTAGTTGTTCACGATGGGTACAACCTTGTCCGTAAACATTGTCTTGGCATCGTTACCAGTCTTAGACAGTATCCCAAGCCTTGAGTCCTTTGCAAGTGTTCCTAGGTTGGCCAGCTCGCTTGATCCCATAAAAGAGAACCCAGAACGTCTGATCTTTAGGTAGGTCATACCGAAGCACCTGTCGTCAGCCTTGCACGCCTCCCAGAATATAAAGAACACCCTGTTAGCCTCCCTGAAGTCTGGAAGACCGACGTCAATCTTTGTCCACTGCAGGTACATGTACTGAGATCCAGTTATGTACGTGTCGATACCGTTATTCTTGAAGAAGAACCCGTTCTCTCTACGGTCAAACTCACCCTCTATGTAGTCAACCCACTTAGCCTTGAACTCCTTAGACATCGTGTGCCACTGGAATATAGACTTTATATTTGATAGCTCCCTCGGGTAGTCAGCTGGTTCCCAGTACTGGTTCTCCCTCTTCTCGTCCCTTTTATACACTTCTTTTGGGACGGATGGTAGAGCTATATTGAGACCATTTATCTCGTATATGTCACCGATAGTTCCGTCCTTAGATATAACAACCAGGTCGTGCTTCTCGTCATAACCATAGGACCAAGACTTGGCCTTGTTCTTCATGTGTATGGTGTTAGCAGGAAGGAAGTCGCTAAGCCTAGTGTATAGATTATTTTGATCTTTTTTCTGCAAATCCCTGTATTTTAGGTTCCGATACCTTGACCTCCTCGGTCAGTTTGTCGTTCTCTTGCTCTATTCTGTTAAGTATCTGGAAGGCATCCTCGATTGCCAAGCGTTTCGTAGCTGCCGCGTTCTTTAGTTTATCCGCAGAAAGGTCCGTATCCATACCAGTTATAATCTCGTCCTCTGCAACCTTTATTAACTCATTAACTGCCTTGTATCCAGCAGCAATGATCTTCTGTTTTATTATGTTGTGGTCCATCTGATTGTAATGTTTTTGGTGGTCATCCTGTACAGCTTCTCGTCGTTTATATAGAATGGGTACTCACTGTCTGGCTCAAACGAGATCTCATCTCCAATGCTCAGACCAAGGTCTAGCAACTCTTGATTTATATAGACAATGGTACCCATCAGTGGCTCCTCCTTGCTGTTCTTGTTTATAGTAGAATCCTTCTGTTTCATTGGCTTAATGAAGCAGTACCTGGAGTGTGTGTTCCACTCACCGTTATGGTTGTACATGAAGTACTGCTCGTCGTCTATAAAGAATAGGTCGTCCTTAAAGAAGCTGGCACCACTCTTCTCTCTACCCTTCATGTCGTAGTAGACCTTAAACACGTTGTGGTGAACTAAAAGTATATCGTTAACTTTTACATTTCCGTCGTAAGTTATCGGTACACTTACAACTTCTGCGAGCCTATTGGACACCGTATGATCCTCCTTAGACACGCTAGTTATAAAGTCAACACCACTAATGTTTTTTATATTATCGTATCGCCTACCATCTAATGGTCGGACGACAAACATATCTGGGGATCTCATCAGAAGTTTATGTTATACTCTAGAGAAATTGGCATATTAATATTGAACTCCTTCCAGCAGAACACCTCAGCGTTCTTCTCTATCCACACCTTTACACATCCAGTGTTGTTGTCTAGCAGTATAGAGTGTATAACATAAGTCTTATCGAGAACCTCCTGCCCAACCAGGTAATGCATGGCATCACTCTTGTAGTTGGGTCCTATTGAGATTTTTCTAATATCATTCATATACTCTTATTTCTACAGCTATGTTTTCTATGTAGTCAATATAATTAGAGATATTAACTGTACTAAAAACTTCTATGTTTACTACATTTTGAGTAATGTTTGTTGTAGATGTTAGCCCAACTTTATAACCATTATTTAATGTTAAAAAAACTAACGTCTTACCTATTGTAAAAGCTCCAGATAGTGTCCCTGTGTAATTCCCAGCACTATTTCTAGTCCAAACAACAGTTCCTAAATCAGAAAAAACTAAATTTGTAGTTACAGTAGAAGAATTTGTACAAGAAAGTAGTGCTACGTATGAATTATATGCTTGACTTATTCCGTCTGAAGTGCTTCCATCAGCCATTAAGTATTGAGTCACTAATCCACCTGTTTTTACAAATGAATTAGCATTTATAGAAGTAGTTGTTGTATTTCCAGAGTTAGCAACCTCTTGTAATGTAGGAGTTGGAGCTAAATCAATGATACTCTGAACAGTAAAATTCTTAGTGTCTTTATTACTACTTTCAACATCCGTTCCGATTAATAAGTCGTCAACGTCTGGTACTGATATCTCTGGGTATAGGCTAATTTTTGTCATCTGTGATCTCTCCTGTTTGTAGGTTTATGTTTACGTTGCCGTATGTTTCTAGCAACTTCTTTTCTTGCTCCTTGAAGTCAATTGACACCGTCTCTAGTTTAGAGAACACGTCCTCCTTGAATACGTTAAGCTTCTTGATTTCAATCTCTGCGTCTGCGATCTTTCCTTTTAAGGTGTTAAACTCTGAGTTTACTCTTCTTAGGTTTTCTAATTCTTGTTCTGTAATTGTTTTCATTTGATTTTTTTTACAAAGATAATCATTTTATTTTACCATAATAATGAACTAGGCACGTGCATATCACTACTATAATCCAAAATAAAATCCAGTTTATGTCTTGTTTTTTCATTTTCCTATACTTTTAAAGCAGTGGTCCTTGTCTATCTTATCCAGTATCCATACTAATACCTTACCACCCTTTGTGAGGGTGTTTGTTAACTCATTCCTTCCTAGCACACTAGATATGGTCTCGTTTATATCTCCAAACCTATGTCCAGTCACAAGTGTCTTATTAAACAGTGTTCTAAACTCCCTATTACCAAACTTGTCTAAGTTAATTGCAGAACTCTCAAAATATCCAGACTTATCCTTTACAAAGAACCAGTTGACTATACTCAGTGGAAGAAATAGTATGTATGCTAATATAAATAGTATCATAATAATATAGCGTCTGATTGAATGAATAAGTCATCTACCTGTTCATCTGTCAACTGCAATACAGATTGAAGTAATAGAACTGTCTGGCTAGCTCTTTCTACCGTTGTTCCATACTTCCATACATAAGTAGCTGCGGTCTTAGAGGGTTCTGGCATAGTTTCTATAGCAGATTCTATTTGAGTCTCTAGTTGCATTAGTTTCAATACAGTTCTAATTCTCCACAGCTGTACTTCAAAAGGTACTGTTATGGGTGGCATTTCTAAATATTGATATTTTTCTGGTATTTCATCTTCTGAAATTTCGAATAAATCAGGATATTTTGTAATTGAAATATGGCTCTCTAATGGCTCTTGAGCTATAACTACTCCGTAGTACTCTTGACCAACTGTATTAATTTGTCTAATGTGTCTCATTTTATATATAATATTGTATTTGAATCCAACCAAAAGCGTAAGAAGATGATATTCTACCTACTAAAAATTCATAAGTATTGGGTGTTCCTAATGTTTTAATTCTTATTCCAGATGCACCGGCAGCTTGTGAGAAAACCGGAAGTGTTTTATTTACATTTAACATACCAGACCCATAAGTTATTACATCACCAGCTGTATTATAAATAGATGGGTGTTGTGGAACTTGTGGTATATCAGGCAAATTAGCAAATGGTATTGCGATTCCTGAACAAGTAGCTGCTGTTTGGAATTGCAAGTTAATTCTAACAGTCACTAAATTACCAACTTGAGACCATCTATAAAAATGTGTATTTGTTCCAGTTGGCAAAGCCCCCCCTGTTGCTGTCATTCCAGTTCCAGACAATGACTGTTGTGCTACTTCTTTATAAACTTTTTCTGTTGGTACTGCACTTGAAGCAGTATTATTAGCTAAAATAGTAAACGCAGATTGAGCTGAACTTCCACCACTATATTGAGGGATATTTAATGTACTTCCAACTAAAGTAGCAGCTCCGCTTGTTCCTGTTGTGGTTAGTGTTATTGTGTTTTGTTTTCCACTAAACTGTGTTTGAATAGAACTTGTAACTCCAGATAACCATTTTAATTCTGCTAATGTTGGATAACCATTTGCTGCAGTTAAACTAACTACATTTTTATTAGCATCAAATGAAGCTATTGTAGATGCTGTCTGTAATCCAATATTAAATGTACCATTTGGAACTGCTAAATTATTTTGAGCAGTACCTGGTCCTCCTCCAATACTAAATGTTACTCCAGGACCAACATTAAGGAATGGATTTCCAACGTATTCAAAAAATACAGGAACTCCTGTTGCTCCAAAACTTATTGAACTAAATGTTTTAGCTCCAGCAAATGTCTGTGTTCCCGTTGTAACAACACCTCTAGCAGTTGCACTTGCATCTGGTAAATTAAATGTGTGTGTACTTCCGCTTGAATTAATAGCAAAGTTTGTTCCTGTTGTTCCTACTGCTAATGTCTGTGTTGGCTGTATAAGTCCGTTAATAGAAACTATACCCCCAACAAAATTAGTTAGTATTTCACAAAGGTTACCATCTTCAGTGTGCAATGTTACACTATGACCTCCGAGTGAATTAATAGCTATAACCCTAACTGCAAACCTGTCAGTTGCTAATAAAGTAGTTTGTGGAATAGCTAGATTTGTAATATATAAATTAGTGTTTGTATTTGTTTGTAAGTTAATTGGAACTGAACTATTACTAGCTATCAATGTAAACGTCCCGTTATATTTATACAACTCTACATAAACATTAGTAGTTGAATTATTAACACTCGACTGTAACCACAACTCAAATGTCCAAGCCCCTGCAGGTATCTCTAACCTGTTTGGACTTCCAGCGTCTGTTAAGAACTGTGCTATCGTTCCATTCCCTGCTAATGTAAAATCTGTACCTCCTCCAATCACTGCAGTTGATCCTATTTGTTGATACCCTGCAACGCCACTTGCAATACTCCCGTTTAAGTAGAAATTTACACTGCTGCCACCGCTACCTCCTACAGAAGATATTTCACCATTAGATATTGTTATGTTAGTACCAGCAGTTATAGAATCTCCATTAGCAGCTAATAATTGCGCAGAAGTACCACTTTGTTTAATTAATTTTGTAGCAGTTAATTCCCCAGCTTGGTTTACTACTAACTTATCAACTCCGTTCTTGTTTAGTTCTATAAAGTTACCTGTTGATGATGTTCCACTATTTATTATTAAACCATCACCGTTTAATCCTTGATTTAAAGCTAATACTGTATCTTCATTAGAATAAAAATCAGCTGCTTTGCAACTGTTTGTAGTAATTGAAGTTATTGCTGCACCTCCTCCATTCCCATTTGCTTGAAAAAATGCTCCAAAGTTACCTTCATTAGTTACACTTAAAGCATAAGAACCATCATCAACGTCAATCCCAATGGGGGTTGTAGTACTATTTCCATTGTCTAATACAGACTGAAGATCCTGATCACCAGTGTTTGTTCCGCTGGTGTTACCTATCACCACCAAGTTAGCATCTGTCACGTACCTCTTGTTGGTTGAGTCCGCAATGTCTGCCGTTGTAGCATCTGTTCCTGCTGTAACTAGACCCTTAGCGTCGTATGTTATCTTTGTCTTTGTGGCTCCAGTTATTGGTGCATTTGGTACAACACCTACGTTCGCCCCAGTTGCAATTCCTCCTAGCTTTGTCTTCTCTGCTGCTGAGAATAGACCAGCATTAGTTGCACCTGCTAGCGGTATTGTTGCGTCTGTACCAGTGTCCGAGTTCACAGTCCCGTCAGATACCCCAGGTGTGTACGACAGGTTTGTTACGCCTGACGCTATCTCAACATACACGCTTCCAGTCCACCTGAACACCTTGTTTGTGTCCAGTGTTATGTATATGACCCCAGTCTCTCCAGGTATTGGCAGAGCTGCGTAGTTCGCAACCTCTATCACGTCATCCACGAATGAAGGAAGCTGACTCGCTGGCACCTTGCCATTTACCAGGTCCGCCTTTAGGTCTAGCGCGTCCTGTGTAGCATCTGATATGTAGTCCTCAATCTGGTATTTTTTTATTTTTATCATAAATATCCTATTATTATATAAAAATTTCCTCGTATAAAATTGGGCTTAAAATATTATTGTTATTTTGGTTATCATGCGTCTTGTAAAATTAAAGTTAAAGTCATTTTTTTAAATACTGGAACTAATCCGTGAGTTGTATAGTTATTTGCAAAAAATACATAAATTCCATAACCTGAAGGGATAATTTGTGTTGAGTTTATAACAATATTAACTCCCTTTACTGAATTAAAAGATGGGGTGGAATCATAAAGAGTGTATTTAGTAACTCCTAATCCTGCTACATTTGGAATTGCGACAATCATAAGCCGAAACGGATTTACAATCCCTACGGTTGTTGTTTCGTCAAGTGATACACCCATTAAATAAGTGTCAAGATAACACATTGCATGAGGTGTCATTTTCCAAGCAATAGAAGCTAACCATGTTGCTAAAGTTGATGTTCCTGTATCACCCCAATAAGTATCAAACCCGAAATTATTAGCTATAATATTATCATTTGAAGGTAAGGTAATATTTGATTGATGAATACATTGAATACTTCTACTTTGACTTGTGTATTTTGCTTCTGCATACTCCTTAGTAACCACAGCCTTACCAGTAGCATCTGCATCTATTAGAGCGTTTGTAACACTAGGGAGTGTCATTAGTCCTGTGTTGTCTATCTTAGCTCTAAGAGTTGATGTTTGCATGTCTGTACCAGATGCTAAGACCTGACCTGTGTACATCTCTATGTCACTTGCTCCTGTTCCCTTACCTGTACCTGAGTATAGTTTTAGAGTTCCTCCTTGTAGGTTGGGTGTGCCAGTTGTATTATTATTTTGCATATAAATATTTCCATCTATTCCAGATACAGCAATATATATATTCCCATTTGGGTTTAAAAAGGTTTTTCTCCAGTAGCGGTCAGGGTGAGTAGTTTTAATTTTTGTAGTTCCTGTGATTTCATATATACCCCCACCATATACCGCCCCAAATAGCTTTCCTTGTAGATCACTATATATAGAAGAATATCCTAATGGAGAACTTTGACCTATTGCAATGAAGTCTCCAGTTCCTCCTGTTTGCTTATAAATATCCCCATCAGTGACTCCTGCATAGACATTACCATAGATGTCAGAAGTTAAAGTTCCCCAACGTCTTAATGTTTGCCCTAAATCAACAAAAGAACCAGTCCCATTTGTTTGCTTCCAAATACTACCATTAAATTGACAAGCATATACATGCCCAGATGATGTAATATGTATATCTAGCCATGCATTGCTAGTATTAAGTCCTGTACTTATAAAACTTCCAGTTCCTCCAATTTGAACAAAAACTGTATCGCCATTTGTTGAAAAATATACATTTCCATTTTGGTGACAAACAACATTAGTAAA